ACAGGCATGTCAAAAGACCATTCGGGCGGCACAAAATTTTTAACGTTCGATTGCGCTAGGTTAAACGCTGCGATGACATCCTGCATAATACGAAACGTGTCTGTATAAACCTGCGTTACAAAATCGTGCTGCACCTCAAAGACGACGGTTGCCACAAATACCTCGTATGTATATTCCGTGTGAGTACCTAGGATGTTTGCCTCTGTCACTTGAGCATACAGCAGCGGGAACTTATCGATAGTCAACTTATCTATATCTACCTCATCAATTGAGTGTGTGTAGAATGACTTGAGCTGTTCGTGGTTGTCTGCAATAGACTCAAACACATCGTTTATATCACTTACTGTCTGCATTGATTTTAATTTTGTTAGCCATGTTTTGATCCTTTTCGTAGGCTAAAAATGTAAATGCCTCTTCTATTAATATACGCGAAATGCTTTCCATTCTTAATATGTCGCCATCAGCCAATTGATACATGATAGCATACCATCCCCACTTCTGCGCTACTTTGTCTGTGCTGCCACTACTGGTGAAGAGTGCTGCAAACTTTGCGCTAATTGACCTGCGATACGATAAAAAAAAACCACCGCACCAATTGCTACATCCATCTTGCACTCACCCATTGCATCTACTTTAATTTGACTAGGGTTGTATGTCTCGATTTCATACAGCTTCATCTTCTTTCTGACAATTGGCCTGTACAGTAACGAGAGCATTTCTTGCATGTTTTCGTACATTCCTTTTTCCATGTATGTCTCCATGTCTGCAAACTCTCCAACGGTTAATTCTTGCATGTTTGGAATAAAACCATACTCAACCCCATCCATGACGAACGACTGATGCAAATGGAAGTCTGTTAGTTGTGGTTCACGAAAAAGCCATGTAAGCTCGCGTGTTATCTTATTAAGCTCTTCGACATGTATTCGGTTCACTAAACCTTCTTCAGCTCCGCAGAAGACCTCTAACACCTTTTGTACGGCTTCTGATCCTTTATTGTCTTCCCATGTGTCCAGCATCTTTTTGTACTGCGACACCGTAATGTCTGCATAGCTTTCGGGAATTGTGAGTTTGATTTTCATTGCACAAAGTATTTACCAGTTCGTCTTAATAGCTTGTTTAGGCATACATATCTAACAGCATCGACACAGTGATTCCAATCATCTCGTGGAGTATTTAGCACCTTTCCGTTTTTATCCGTCATCCACTTGTAGTTGCGGAATTCCTTTTGTGCGTCGAGGCTAGTTTCCTTTACATATATCTTCTTACGCCTCATCAAATCTATGCCAATACGTACAGAGTCTGGGCCTTTCTTAGCAGGTTTAATATTGAAATTCATCCTGTGAATCTCCTCAATACTTTTCGGCTCACTGCTGTCTGCTATTATCTCTTCATGACGTGTGATACCCAGCTCCTGCATCTTCTCTGCAATATCACCGTTAGTCAATCCACCACTGTATAGGAACTGCTCAATATATATGGCGTTGTCATACTCATAAACCTTTACTAAGGCTGTAGGATCGTTGGCAAAGCCCCAGTCTAAACCCCACGCTAAGAACTTAGCATGCTCTGGAAGCTCTGTATAAATGTCACTTCGGAAAATAGTCTGCCTGCTTACACCTCGCTCACCTAAACCGTAAACCGTCCAGTAATATTCGTCGGTTTCTTTTAGCCGTTCGATTTCATCAATTGTCTCTTTGTTTAAGAACGGATTATCAAGGTAGGTAGACTTGTAAAACGTAGCATCTTCTCTAGGTATGATGTCATCATATATGTAAGAGTATTCATCACTGGGGTTGTAGTCTAGTATGATGCTTGGGCCTTCTAGCTTGTTTGATGTTCTTAGTGCCAGTTGTCGATACGTCTCCAAATCCAGCTCGTTCGCCTCGTTTGCAAAGAAAAATTGTCGAGTAGCCCCACGAATTTTTTGTGGCTGGTCAATTGAAATAAACTCTATAGTGTTACCAAATAGAGCATAAGTGTTTTCTGTCTTGTTGTGGTTGCGTTCGTCGTACCACCCCTCCCTGTCTAAGATAAACAGGAAGTCACGCATGACCGAAGCACGAAGTGATGGAAAACTCTTACGAACTATGGTGATGAGGTAACCAGCGTTTTGGTTCTCGTAGCACCACTGACATAACACCGTGATGATTGAGAACGTCTTGCCACTACGGGTGCCACCTTGAAAAACTGCTATCCTTGTTTTGCAGTTGATTAGGTCGTAATACGTTTTAGGTTGTTTCACAAGCTATTTAAAAACTCTCTGTGACTATTGAACAGAAACCAATTATCACCTTTTTGATAACCCCGTTTCTTGTAAAAGTAAACAATGTCCCCAATACGATACGCTCCTGAAGCAGGATTGCTGTAAACAACATTAGCAGCGTTTAGCATTTGCTCTAACACGCGCTTAGACCTATTGCAGTCTGCTTTATTCATTCTGTGAGTTTTGTTTCTGTCTGATCGGTATGGTCAAGCACCTCCTTAAACCAACTCGGTTCGCTCATGGTCTCATTAACCGTCACCTCTGTCTCTGTTTGTTTAGGCATAAAGTATGGCATCAAACTACTAAGGGCTTTAAGGTATTTCTCATCACTGTTTTCACGCAGCACTTGAAGTGAGTCTTTGATGTTTTCCATCTCACCCTCCATGACTTCAGAGAAAATTGATCGTGCCTCCTCTGTAACCTTGTTACTCTTTCCTTTGGGCCTTCCTTTACCCTGTGTGTTTCCTTTTTTAAACGGCATTGTATGTTATTCTATGTTATTTTAACATGGCTTCGTAATCCTGTATGCTTTGAAATATCCTGTAAGCCACTTGCGGCACTATGGCGTTTCCGTATCCTTTGATTGATTCTCTTCTCCATTTTGGAAAGGTAATACCGTCCAGTTCTTTGGGAAGCCCATCATCTCCTCCACAAATAGGGGGGACAGTTGGGAACCCGTTCCAAGCGCAGTGTTTATAACGCTCGGTAAATCGCTTGTCCCGTCCCAGTTCTCTGTCTTCCATCGGTTTTGATGGTCGCTCTTGACTGGTGTCGGGAGCATTCCGTGAACTTGTGTTGCAAGGTTGGGCATCGTTGTTCCGTTCGGGTATTTCTCCATCCTCGCTTTGAATTTCTCCAAGTCGTGAACGGGTTCCGAAGTTGTCGGAGTGAGCAACAATCCAAACTCTGTCCCTTCGGTGGGGCGCGCCTGTGGCACAAGCAGGAATAATAAACGATTGGACGGAGTACCCGATAGCTTCCAAGTCAGCGCAACACGTTTCGAAAACCAATCCGTCCGACCAATTAACAAGCCCGCGAACGTTCTCGCCCACGACCCAACGGGGCTTACACTCTCCGACAACTCTAAGCATCTCTGGCCACAAGTGGCGTTCATCTTCTGAGCCTTTTCGTTTTCCTGCAACGCTGAACGGTTGGCAGGGAAACCCTCCTGAGAGTATATCAAGTCTTCCAGAGTAAGCTGTCGCGTTAAAGTCTTTGATGTCTTCGAATTGTTCTGCATTGGGGAAATGGTGTTTGAGGACTTTGCGAGGGAACTCTTCCCACTCGCAATTAAAGAGGTTTGTAAATCCCGCCCATTCAGCGGCTAAATCAAAGCCTCCAATCCCTGAGAATAAACTGCCATGATTCATAGTTGCTTAAATGTCTATCTGTTGCTTAAAGTGTTCGATTACTGATTCAGTCTTCTGCTTGTAGAATGATTTAAACTCACCCTTCTTGCCTTGTGACTCCCATAGCTTAAACAATACACCTCGCAGTCTTTGGCTTTGTGTCTTTGGCTTATCGTAGATGTCTAGCTCTAGGTTGTCTAGTTCGTCTACCTCATCCTGATTCATCTCTTCGGCAGCTCGAAAGTACAACACTCCAAACGTATCGACTAGCTCATCTATTGCCATCACTTCCGTGCTGGTCTTCTCTTGTGTTATGAACCTAACGCTTACCGATCGGTCTTTCCTTCTTTGGTATCCGTCAAGCATTGCTTGCGTTAAGATTCGCATGCCGCATCGTATGCGTGTTCCAACTTCTTAAGCCTTTCCTTAAGGCATCCACCACACCGAGTGAACCGTGCTTTAAGTCTATAGATGTCTCGATACAGTGTGTTTGCTGCCTTTTGTGCGTTTGCATCTAGCGTTCCTTTCCCCCATTGGTCTTTGATTTGTTCTTCCCAAACGGTTTTTTGGTCTGCCGTCATTGTTTTGCCATACGGGAATAACTTGTTCCACTTATCCTTACGAGCTGTGCATCCGCAATCGTCTGTTACTGCTTCGACGACCTTCTTAATACCTGTAGCCTCTGTAATTTTTTCTACCGTATCACCCAGCCCCTTGGATTTTTTCCTTGTTTTTTTGGATGTGGTCTTTGGCTTTTTTGAGACTTTCTTGGATTGTTTTTCTTCCGATTCCTGTTGCATTGGTTAGCGTATTTATACTGTGATTGTGAATGTAATAAACTCTAAATATCTCGGCTTCGAACCAGTTTAAATCATCGAGTAATGAGTCGATCACTTGCAACTGTTCCTTGTGGTTCATGTCTGCGTAGCTGTCTGACATGTTACCCACCGCTCCCATTGGATATTCAAACGTCACGTTCTCCGTCCATTTTTTGTACTTGTAGTAAAACCGTGTAGTCTTTGAAAACGAGCATATTTTAAGCCATCGCAGTACGTACCAGAGCAACTCACCTCGCTCACACATATTAATGTATTTGTCGTCCTCTCTCTCTAAGATACTGACTGCCACGTCATTAACCAAATCATTGCCGTACTTTTCGCCCGTGCAAATATTGGCTATTTGTTTTAATTCGTCATAGTGGTCATTAAAAAACTCTTCAATACAGGTCACAAGTCTTTAGTTAGTTGTTTAAAGTGGCTGGTTAACTCTTTTAACTCAACCGTTGTGAACTTCATTGTACTATTGCTTTTCTGTATCAAACGATCACAAGTGCCTTCACCATAAACTGCGTCTAGTTTACGGCCAAACTCAAATTGTCTACCGCCATTACCCATATTGCAATGTGCGCATTGTGGCATGCAATTCAAGGTTTCTAACTTACCGTCAATTTCTTCGAGATGCCACCTTGTGCTGTACTTCGTTCTAGTTTGAAAGTGTCCAGCTTGCATACCGTCCTTCTCCCAAAACTTCTTCTTGCCACAAGTCCAGCATGATACGTAGCCTGTTGTGTCGGCATACCGTCTTCGGACGTATATAGAATACGCTGCGTCTAAATTTGCTACTGCTCTAGTTCGTTCGCTCACGTTATCTAATATAACGAAAGGGGGAACGCTCCGAGTAGTCCCCCCTCTCTAGCTATAACCAGTAAACCGATGACAATATAATCATAATTCTTTATCCCATCCGTTTTTCTTTGCTAATCGCGTGCCGATTCCTTCGGGTCTAAGTTTAACTTTTTTGTCGCTAATAAATTGCTTTAATGTCAGTGGTTCAATTTTATCGGCCATGCGTTCTGATTCCTCTTGCTGACTTTTCTGGTGATTCTGTTCTAACACTTCTGCTCTAACCTCACCTTCGTAGCGTCTTAAAAATTCTAGAATCTCTGCGGACTTTAAACGCTCAAATAGTTTACCAAACTTACCCATGCGTATCATGTCAAAACACACCTTAAGTTCTTCCAACTTGAGTGTTGGATGCTCTTGCAATATTGCGCGGCAAGTAAACTGCAACTCCTCATCTGTGCTTAATGTTTTAGTGCAGTTCATATCCTTGCACAACTGAGCTACCTGTGAGTAAATCCAACCGCGACATAAATCGGGCATGACCTTTACAGCCTTTTGTATGTTGGTGCCTTCATTCCATGCGTCGTTTGGCTTGATCAAATGTAAATCACCCTTGAGTAATAAATTCGTTTGCGGCCTCAACGCTAAAGTTTTCTCCTTTAAATCCATGATTTGATTTTTTCCATTGTTTCGTGTTGCGTATCCAATTACGAGCAGCAGCTTTCCAATCCTTTAAGGGTTTGCCTTTGCCTTGCACCCAACCATTAGCCGTGTAGTAATCGTAAAAGCTCAAGCTCTCTTTGGCTAACTCACTGTTTGCTGTCGAAGGTAGTATCTCTGCAAAGTATTTCTCTACCTCTTCAAACGAATTTGGGTTTTTCCCACTATAACTTGTTTTTTTAGATTGTTTAGATATATTGTTATTATTCTGTAGACATATTGGCGAGGCTGCATCGACATATTGGCGAGGCTGGGTAGACAAATTGTCTATGCTGGCTGGACATATTGTCCTCTTACGTCCATCGGTCTTTATCTTAATTAACTTTGCCTCGTGCAATCGTTTGATGCTTCGGCTAATTGTGCGCTCACTAACACCATAGTCTTCAGAAATCAATGTGTTCGATTTGAAGAACGTGTGATTATCCCAATTAAACGAATCGATATCAGCCCACAATATTTTGTCGATTGGCTCTAATTTCTTGTTTTCAAGAATTACCCTTGGTATCCAGATCCCTTTAAACTGCCTCATAAATTACTTCAATTTGATAGAAAGTAGTTATTGAAAATTCTTCTGCTTCAGTTACATCTGCCGTCCACTGCAACAATCCCTCCTCATCCAAATAGGCATAAATGTAACGTTCCATCAGTATTTGGTTTCTCCTGTTTTAAAATTTAATTCGAACCTACATCTGTCAAGCGTATGCTCTAACTTCTCACGTTTGCTACATGCAGGCATAGATGCAATTAAACTAAAAAGCAGTCTGCGATAACGTCGCAGCTCAATTATACTTCTCTCGTGAAACCAATCTGCGTCATAATCCATCGGGTACAGTTTTATGCTTTTTAACTTCTTGTAGCTCTACTATCCGATCTACAATCATTTTGGTTAAGCTGATAATATGGACACCTGTGTGATGTTTAATGTCTTCCATCTTGTACAGAAACATGTGTGGTGTATTGTTATAGTACCTGTTGGCAGTCATGTTTGTCCAATTCATTTCCCTATCCATTTTGGAGAATGACTTGTAGTGCATTTCGATAAATGTGCGTAATGTCATTTTTTCTTCTTTTTAGATTTCTTACTTGGTAAGTATTCTTCCCAATAAACTTTGTGATCAGGGTCATGCCTGTACCCTGTCTTAGTTGGATACAAAAACTTTTGTCCATGTTCACCATCTAAAAGGCTATAACCCAGTTGAAACACCAACGTTGATACATTGTCCTTGTTCATGTGCTTTTGCATCTGTGGTTGACGCTTTAACCATGCAAAGAAGTTATGTATGATGTCATTGTACTCGTCCTCGGACGTAGGTCTTGTGATAAATTCGTTCATTAGTACGGGTATTTTTCATCCTGACTAAATGTAGGGGTATCAACCGTGTTCAAGTTGTCGCGCATGTGCAACATGTTCTTAGCCTCAATTTTTATCTGATCCTCTGTTAATTGATTAGCTGAATTAGCAGTCATTTTTAAATACTCTAAAGCCGTTGTAATAGCCCATTGGTTGCTAATCCTTGCGTCTTTCTCCTCCCAGTACCGCTGCTTGTCCTCCTGCTCTTTATTGACCTTAGAGATACGCAAACTAACACCATATGTGTTTTCCGTCTTTGTGTATTCTACTTCGTCTCCTACGCTATACGGAGTTTTATCCGCACCTGTGCTATTGGCCTTGCCTGCAACACCGTCTTCCATTTCTACGAAGTATGGATAGAATGTCTTACCGTCCTTATTCCAAGGATTATCATCGGTGCGCTTAACTGATTTAATAACTGATTTTGTTTTCATCTTACTTGATGTTTAAAGGTTTATAGATTTTGATTAAACCCCATAGGTAGGTTTTAATCTTGTAAATTCTAATTTTAGGCTCAGTTCTAATTTCCAACACTACATTGTCACGTAGTAAATTGTTGAGAATGCTTTGTCGTACAGGCTTGAAACCCATTTCTTTACGCCACTGCAACCACATTTTCATCTCTTGATTATTCATTGATGTCGTAAAATAAAGTGAAATATCCGTACTTCTTTTCGACCATTAAGAGGTGTTCGAAGTCGTCCTTCGGTAGCTTAGATAAGAAATACTTGTCGTATCCCTCCGCACCCTTTGTCCAGCAATACGACTTCCATCCCGCCTCGATATACTTCTCTCGATTCTTATAGAAATCGTATTCGTCAACGGGTGTCCAAATGGACTTGCGATAAGCGGATGCGCTTCGGGTATGGGTCTTACCCGTGACCCAATTCTCTTCTTGACTGTGATTCATTTTGCGTAAGATTGTGTGTTATAACCTAAGTCCTGTTGTACCTGCTTCTGTTCTTTATGGCGACGATTGTATTGCACGCCTCGCAGCTCGGTCATGTCTTCTTGAACTTTGCGACGCATACGAACAATGCTTTCAGGTGTGGCCAACTCTTTCGCAGCTATCATTTGCAACAACTCGTACATCTTGCCTTTTGCCGTGTTCGTGCCTTTTGCCTGCAATTCTGAATTCCAATAGTTTGCAATGAGTTTGCTATCGTCATCACGTAGTGATGGATACCGCTTAAGCAAGTAGATTACCTTGTCCTTTGTCCTGTTTATCTTCATGGTTTTATATTGATTTGATGCAAATATACACAAAATTATTGGATGCTCCAAATCAAATATATGTGCATGAAAAACCCCCACCTCGTTAGGCAGGGGCCAATCAACATGAAAAAAACTAGGTAAGGGAAAACCTACAATGACATCACTACTGTCATATTTTCATACAGCAATTTACTATTTCTTGCGATTCTTACCAAGCACTACCGCGTTTAAAATGCGTGTCAAAATATTTACGATACGATCGTCTTTTTTTGTTTCGGTCAAAGCTGTTAGCGTCCCTGCTGCTACAAGCACAGCATTTAAAATTTCACTCCAGTATTCAGTTAAAAAAATCATTTCTCTTCTATTAAAAATTTATACTTCTCTTTTACATCAAAGCATGGACACGCCTTACGCGAAAAGTCATTGTGACCATACAATTCTAATTCCCCAAAGCAGACTTTCAAAGCGTGCCACAATTCAAGAAAACCCATTTCTTGTTCCGCTGTCATAGTATCTGCTGGTTTACCTGTCTTTGCCGATATACCACCAACATAGCAGACCCCAATAGATGTTTTGTTTTGACTTGCGGTATGCGCTCCTATCTTGTCTACACCCCTTCCTTGGTGTACTGATCCGTCACGGTAAATGACGTAATGATAACCAATGTCGTTCCAACCTCTGGCCTTATGCCATGTTCTTATGGTGTCTACATCAATGTGCGCGCCTTCGATAGTCGCTGAACAATGCAGAATAACTTTATCTAAATCTCGCAAAGCAGAAGAATTACACATAGAACCAATCCAATAAAACCGATTCTTACAAGATGAAAACTGTCCTCGTATTGTCTTGGAGATTTCATTCGATTCCTTTTTTAGCTAGTAGCAATTTGATTTCGTTAATTCCGCTGACTAAAACCTCTAGAGTTTCTTGCACCTTCGTTTCTTGTTTTTCTAAAGAAAATAGACGGCTCTTAATCTTTGTCACCTCGTTAGTGAGCTTCACCCATGTAGCAATGATGCCACTTAAAGCCCCCACAACAACACCTATCAAATCGTAGTCCATCTTTTTATATACTCTATAAGTTTCGCCTCGTTCTTTATTCGCTTAGAAATCTTTGAGGCCGATACCTTGCGCGATACGAATTTCTCTGTTGCTCCTGAGTCTGTTTTTATCGACATTGAGATTACCAAAATAGTTGTGTGTGCTTGGATGTAAATCTGCTCCCGTGTTGCTTGAATATTCTGGAAACAAACTTGTGTTGTGACAAAGATAATCCACCAAACGACTGCGGTAGAACATACCGATTTCCGTAGCCTTTTGTACAACCATCTTAATGTCACCCATTGACGCGCTAGTACCTTGCTCGTTGTCAATCAAAGTGACGCTGTTGTTTGAAAACCGCAATCGCATGACAAAGGCCACTTCAGCAAATGCAAGCTGCACAAGACACGGCTGGATGTAATCAGTGACCAATGTTTCGTAGTTGCCAACTAACGTGCTATCAATTATGTCCTGCTTCAATTTAGCGTCTAGGTCTGTTCCTAGAGCTGGTAGAATCCACCGATCCTGTGCAATGAGAATATAGGGGTGCAACAAATTGTCGTCTACAGCAGAACCAAGTGCCGTGTCTTTTTTAATCCGCGATGCGTTGATATACAGTGTAGCCATTATTGCTTGTCTATTGGTGCGATTGCTTCCTCTCCTTTCTGGACTACGTAAGGGTTGTTTCCAACTCGACGCATAACTGCGTCCCAATCCTCATAAAGACCATCTGCTGTGTCTGGAAGACCATCAGGTACATATACATATATAAGTCTTTTGAAACCGTGGTAGCAATTCTTGCCTCCAGCCCATTCAAAAATGTCATAGCTACTTTGACCAGCAGCAGCAAATTGTCCATTTACGCCATCAGAACTCATGTTGCCAATATCTTCGTAACGGTACTGAACACCTGCGTTTGCCAAATCCATCATTTCAACACAGAAGTCACGACTCTCGCCTTTTGGCTGTTGGCTAGTGGCCTTGAAATATTGATAACGTACTGCAAACAAATTGCCCTGTGGACTTACTACATCACCCCACTCCGAAACTAAATCGTAGTTGGAATAATCTTCCAACCCAAATTTATACATGCTATGCAGACGCTTGTCATCGCTAGTGTCGCTAACTGTTTCCTCCTTTAGCAGCATAAACTCTTTCGGCAGTGGCGCATCTTTGTCCGCTAAATGGTTTAACCAAATTGAGCCTTGAGTTTCTGTGATCCGAATTGGCTGTTCGGAAAAGATTTTTTTTTTTTCTTCTTCTTCCTTTTGCTCAATAAAACTTGCAGGCACAAGGTCTTTAAAGTACACGTCTAAAACTATGTTACTAGCAGATAGGATAGGTTGTATGCCGTGCAACAAAGTGTGCTGAAATGGCTCGATAACTGTTTTGCTATACAAATCGTATGCGTCACGCATTTCATCTGCGTTGCTACCAAAACCACCACCTTCTGATCGCAGGCAAAACAGCAATGGAGAAGTTACACGGTGTCCCGATAGGATTTCTTGAAATACTTGTTTTGCTAAAAAGTCATAGGTGTCGTGAGGGTTAGGTAAATTAAACGGCTCAATGGTAGGTGCTGAGTCTTGACCGTCATTGAAGGTCATCAGAATTTTGCCTGCATTACTTGCACCCCCAAACTTGTCATAAATCAAACGCTCTAAATCTCTGCGCTCGTCATCTGTCGGGATGCCTCCATTGAAGCTAATCACCATAGAGGGAAAAAGCCCCGTTTTTATGTTAGAAAGATGGAACTCAGCTATGTTTTTGTCTAGCTCACAATACGCTGTAGCCCCCTTGTAACTTGGGATACCGTAGAAGAAAGAGACAGGGCTGTATTCTTTTATGTGAATGATTTGACTAGCGGCTGTACGGTCATTTACGTCAAAAGCAGGAATTGGATTTGGCTTAAAATTAGATTGATTGGATTCAATCCAATTGGTGCTATGGTAGAATATTTTAACCTCATCGTTGTCATCTGCTTTACCGCATCGCATTGTGCTTGCAGGTACATGATGAACTTCGCTAATAGTGCTGCGATCCTGTGACCAAATTACATTTAAGTACGCATTGCCATATAGCTTTAGGTCGAAAGCAGCTCGTTTCAAGCTGTCATGACGAAACATAGATTTTAACTTAACCCATTGCTCTACGTTATCATCTTTGATGTCACAGTCCAATCCTTCACCATAAATCATGTCCGCTGTGCCTTGCACAATTGCGCCATGAATAGACGAAGAAATAAACAAGTCGTCCAAATACAATGGATAGAGGTTGTCATCGCCAAAAAATACCCAGTCCTTGTTACTCTGATCGGTGAACATGGGTTGCTCATATCTAGCGTAATCAATTACGCCTAATTTAGTTTTCATCTCGCTCATTTGTATTTATATGCCTGCTCGTTCAGATGCTTTTCGGCAATGGTTTGGTTCTATGCTGTCTAATATACCTGTCAGCCATTTGCCTAAGTTAGTTAAAGTACGTTCTCGTTGGTTGGCTCCCAGGACAGCAGAAACGGAATGATTCCCGAAAGGAACCCCCGAATCCATTAGAAGCCGATTGAGGAACTTTGACGCTGTAACCGATACAATTATCGACACGTCCCGAAAGAGGTCGTAAATAGCCCTCCAAATGCTTCTAAGGATATCTGAGGTAATAAAGTAAAGAGACTCACCAACCGAGTAAACAATCCCAACGGGGATCGCTACGATTGCGAGAACGAAGAGGAGGAGGATTTTAATTG